TATATATCAACAAAGGGAACAGGACCGTCTGCTGCCACGCCCAGCACCCAGCCAACAAGCATCTCTCTTATTGTTGTATATATCTCTGGTTAATCAACAAATTGACACGGACAAGCATCCATGTTACATTGGTTGTAACGAATGGAGTTTGTTATGGCGCTTCCAAAGCCCGGCGATCCTCTTGTCTTGCCTAATGGCGTCGTTGTTTTCGACGACGAGACCAAAGAAGCACGTCGTACAACCGTTGTAGAGTACCAAGAACGGCGAGTCATCCCGAGATTTACCGCTTTTGCGCCAGCACAGCCGCTTGATCCTGCAATGCTTCCCGAAGCTGACGAAAAACGTCAAGCTGCTCTTGCTGCCATCGTAGGAATGCGGATGATGGGGCTGGATTTTGCAGACATTGCTGTGATTTTGGGTGTCACGAATGACATACTGCTAGATTTAGTCAATTCACCAGCAACACAAGCTACTTTTGAGCGTATTTTCCGTGGGTTGATCCATGTAAATGCTGACAGCATCCAAGGGCGTGTTGGTGCATACGCGCAAAACGCAATGGATGTTATGCTTGAATTGATGAACGATCCAGCAACACGGGACGATGTGCGGTTTAAGTCTGCTCAGGATGTGCTTGACCGCAGCGGTACGAACCCCGACCATTTCTTTGGCGCAAGCAAAGACGGCTTTGCTCGCGATGACGAACTTCGTATCGTAATGATGGATGAAGAAGGCAAGAACGCCAAAATCGACATCAGCGTTACAAGGAAAAGGTGATACAATGGTTGTAACGGTGATACATGCCTGAGTATCGGCTGAAACCTGGAGGGATGCACGAACGCTTCCTCCGGTCACGCAAGAAAATCCAAGTGATTGGCGGTGGTTTTGGTAACGGCAAAACCGCCGCTGCTTGTGTTAAGGCATTGTCGCTTATCAAACAGTACCCCGGTTGTAACGGTCTAATCGCGATGGCGACATATAGCGCCCTCAACGATACAATTCGAGAAGAGTTCTACAAATGGGCACCAAATAGCGCAGTTGAACGTTGGCCGACAATTGCAGATAACACATTACGTTTCAAGAACGGGAGTGTCGTCAACTTTCGATATTTGAAGCAGAAAGGTAAAAGCACTGCTGACGGACAAACTGTCTCAAACCTGCTGTCTGCTACTTATGATTGGGCGATTGTTGACCAAATCGAAAATCCTGAAATCACTCACAAAGACTTCCTCGACCTGCTAGGCCGTCTTCGTGGATCGACACAGCGCAAAGCTGTTGACGATACAATGCCTGTAACAGGGCCGCGTTGGCTGATGTTGACAGCAAACCCGTCATTCAATTGGGTTTACCATAAGCTAATCAAGCCGTGGGAGCACTACAAAGCTACAGGTGAACTGCATCCAGACTTGATCGTTGATCCTGAAACTGGCGAGCCAATGATCGAAGTTTTCGAGGCGCCGACCTACGAAAACAGCCATAACCTCGAACCAGACTTTATCAAAGGTCTTGAAGCAGCGTACACAGGTCAGTTCCGTGAACGTTATCTCATGGGGAAGTGGGCAGCGTTTGAAGGGCTTGTATACCCTGACTTTGATCCATCGTTTCACATGGTGCCTCAGCAGTTGATGATGTCTTATCTGATCCAAGCACATCAACAAGGCAATCGCTTTGAAAGCATTGAAGCATTTGACTTTGGACTTGCAAGCCCATCGTGTTACTTGATCGGCTTTATTGATGATGTTGGCCGCATCTTTTGGATTGATGGGTTCTACAAACGAGAAATGCGCCTTAGCGAAATCGGTAATAACATCAACCACCTACGGGCGAAATACTTCCCGTTGATGCGCCCATCTGAGGAAGTTATCGCCGATCCTGACATCTTCAAGCGCAAGATTGTCAACAATGCTGGATATGGGGCAACAACAATCAAGGACATCTTGCTAGACGATCATAGCATCTTCTGCCGACCGGGACAAAACGATGTTCACGGCGGGATTGCAAAGGTTGCTGAGTACCTTACTATCAAAGACTTTCCTCACTTCCTTGACCCATCTGTGCCCGGCCCAATCATGAGCTTCTCTAATCATCTTGCTTTTGTTGCTGATGAGTTTGGCAGTTATTTCTGGAAAACAGGGCAAGGACTTGAACGCATCGACCTGCCTATCGACCGCAACGATCATGCGATGGACACTATCAAATATGGCTTGTCATACCGCCCACAAGCAATCGAGTTGATGTTCACCCGGCGCTTCACACAGGATATTTACTATGGACGAGACTTCCGTCGCCAAAGCGCAGGTCGCTAACGAAATTGGCGTTGCTACAACTGATGTAACAGTTGAGGAGACTTTGCGTGAGTACGCATTGATCCCTGAGAACGCTGTGCCTGTGCCGAAAGGTATTGGTATTCGTTTTCAGAAACGCTACGATGACACACTTCGTGCTTTGCGCGAGACTGTGCATAAAGATTGGATCGCTAATATCAAGGCGTTCAATGAAACAGGCACAGTCGAGGACTCGGTTGATCGAAATGCGCCACAAGAAAACATTGTGCGTACGACCGTGGAAACACTGGTCGATTTTACATATATGCAAAACCCATCTGTCGAGTTGTCCTCTGTCAACGAAGAAGTTCGCGACTTCGCTGGCACATTGACGACTGCCCTTACAAACCTTGTAAACAGACGCTCGGAAATCAACTTGCGTCCTTTAATCGTACAGCAAATGGTGATGAGCCATCTGACGAACGCAGGTTGCTTGCTACTGGAGTTCCAGCCTCGTGAAGGCTCTCGTCAAGCTGCTGCCGAACTGTTCGACCAAGTACAAAAAGCAATCCTTAAAGTCCCACGCGACGACCAAGAACAACTCGGTCGGTACTACCAAGTCCTTGCAGAACTTCATGACTTGCTTGAGTCACGCCGAGATTTTGGTGTCTCTATCCGTCAACGCTCACCTTTCAGCATTGTGCTTGATCCTGAATGCACTGACATTGTCGGGCTTTCTGATTGCAAATGGTTGATGGACATTGAACCTGTCAAACAAGAGGTCTTGTTGGCAAAATACTTCACCCGAGACGATGAAGGCAAATATTGGTATCGCTACGATCAAAGCAAATGCTTCGATGATGAAACCGATACACAATCAAATACACACAAAACCAAACTCGAAACGCAAATCATCGAGAAGTTAATGCCTGAGCGTGACGAGGAAATGGCCAAGTTGGCTGTTGAGGATACAATACTTGTAGTGACCATCTACGACCGTGCGACGCGGTATAAGTATGTTTACATGGACGGGCAATGGGAAACCCCGTTGTGGGTATATGAGGACACACTCGGATTATCCCGGTTCTTCCAGCACTTCTTTTTGTCGTTCTCCACACCGATTAGTGGCGCTCTACAGCCGGGTGTAGTATCTCGTTATCTGCCTTTCCAAGAAGAAATCAATCGTATCTATGAACAAGAAAGCCTTGTTCGAGACGCAGCATTTACAACCATGATTTATAACACCGATGGGATTGACAAAGAGAACATCGACAAGATCATGTCTGAGGCAACGACGCGTCGAAAGAAGCGGGGCCTTCGCGCGATTGGTGTGAAACTGCGCGACAAAGACAAAACATTGTCTGATGTGTTTGCACCATTACAAATGCCAGTTTCTCAATTTGGCGAAGTGTTTGCTAAAGATGGACTTCGGCAAGCAATTCAACAAACTAGTCGTATCTCTGAGGCAATGAAAGGTTCTGAATACAAGACTCACACCACGACTGATGCTGTACAAATGTACGCAGAGACTGCCCAAAAACGCACAGAAGGCATCACTGAGCGCATCGAAGATGCTGCAGAGGAATTGTTTTGGGCGCTGTGTGAGATTGTGGTATCTAAGTTCGATCGTGCAGATATTCAAAGGCTTACCTCACCGGGAATGGCTGAGCATTTTCAAAATATGACCGTTACAGAGTTCAATGAGCAATTCACGCTCACAATCGCCGCAGGCAGTATGGAGAAACCTACGACACAGAACAAGAAGAAAGAAGCTTTGACACTGCTGCAAGTGCTTGGACAATTCGGCACAGCAGCACCAATGACAACGTTGTCGGTTGTGTTCCGCATGATCCGTACAGCGTTCTCTCGAACATTGATTGCAGATGCAGACTTGCAGAAACTTGAGCAAGAAGGCGTGGCAGCAATGCAGAAAGGCGTATCCACTGCGCCACAACAACCTCAGTAATAAGGCAGAAAACTATGTCCGGTGAAAACGACGACTTCCTCTCTGATGTGAGTTCTGCTGTTGACAATGGTGGATCATTGCCTGTTACAAACGATGTAACACCTGCGTCCCCGCAACAAACTCAGCAGCCTGCGCAACAGTCTCGTGGTACTAAGTCTGTCGAGCAGAACGTTCTCGACATCATGGCACAAGGCGATGAAGAAGTTGATCTTCTGCAAGGAATTGCCCCTCCTGCGCCTAAACAAGAGCAAAAGCCTGTCACACAGCAACAACGTGAAAAGTTATCGTTACCTGACAAGGCTGAACCTGCAAAGAAGGTTGAAGAAAACGTTGCGTACAATCAGCAACGTGGGCAACCTAGTCCCCTTGATACATTTCTTCAAGATGACGGCAAAGGCAACCTGACACTTGCAGATGGAACGATCATTGCTCAAGCAGGTAAGGCTCGTGCACACTTTGAAGCTGTCAAGAAAGCAGGACGAGAAGCACGTGAAAAAGCTGCTGAAATCGCTTCATCTTCGATGAAGCTGGCGCAGCGTTTCCAAGACTTGTACACTGAATACAAGGATATAGAAAAAGGTGGCATGGGCCATCTTGCAAAGACTGTCGGGATGACAGAAGCAGAAGTTCGCGATGCTATCACGTTGATGACTGAGTACAAGAACAATCCTGTTCAGGCCATCAAAAACATCTTGACACGGGCGCATATGTCTGGTATCAATATCAAAGATATCGGATTTGCCAACGCACCTGTTGACGCAGCTACTGTTACAAGCGTTGTAAGATCGCAACTCCAAGACCTGCTAGGCCCACTGCAACAGCAGCGTGAGCAAGCAGAAACAAATACCAAAGCTGTCGAAGAAGCCACTAAGTTCTTGCAAGCGTTCCCTGACGCTCAGAAATTTGTGGAACCCATCGAGAAGGCAAAAGCACAGTTTCCAGATATGTCGTATTACGAGATTTGGGCACGTCTGCTTCCTTATCTGCCTTCGGTCAAAGACCCTGCCCCGACGACAGCCCCGCAAACAGATACAACTGTTGTAACGACGCATCAACCTCCGCAACAACAACAGCGCCAACCCGGTCAGCGTCCTTACAACACACTCCGTAACCCTGATTACAGCACGATGTCCTTCAACGACATTGCTGCTCAAATCCTCAAGGAACAACAAGCATTATGAAACCTACCGACCTCATTCACGCGATGGCTGAGCGCAGCATGAAAAAGCTGCGGATCGCTGCCATCCTCCCCGGCGGCTTCTATACTTACATGGCGGCAGCTTCACGCGTCAAAATGGAAGATGGTGGCCCTGAAATCGAGAACCCGATCCTTGTTGGAGGCAACCCCAACGTTGGACCGGCGACGTACTATGATCGTGTTCCTGTCTCTCGCACGTCGGAACTCGATACTGTTCAATATGAAATGACACGCCTTGTCGGCACCTACGTCATTTCTGAACAGGAAGTTGACGAGAACAAAGGCGCTGCCAAAATCGCAGACATTGCTGCTGCGAAAATGCAAGCCCTTGAAATCGCCATCAAGCGTTACCAACGGACTCGTGCTGTTGGGACGAACAGTGGTAAAGACCCAAACGGCCTTGGCAACCTGCTGCCTACGGTCAACACAAGTGGTACTATTGGCGGGATCAACCTCGCAACACAACCGCTATGGCAACACGAAGTTTACACGTTTGGTGGCACTCTCACGTCGGCGAACATCGAAGAAGCATTTGATGATGTTTTGCTCGACATGAACAACGAAGAAGGCAAGATTACAGTAATTGTAGCCGGGCGCAATATCTACAATATGCACCGCAACGCTACGCGGAGCAAGCAACACATCAACCTTGGTGAGACCGGTATTGGTAAGAAACTCATCAACCTTGGTGTGATGGGTACGACTCACCAGACCATCCCGTTGATCTACGACGAGGACATGGATCGCGATACAGCGTTCTTCATCAATGAGAACGAAATGATGATCCACATTCTCAAAGGCGCGAACATGAAGATGAAAGACCTGATAGCGCCGTATGACCAAGACGTGATTGGCAAACGCTACATCATGGAATACCAACTGTGCTCGTGGAAGCAGCATCGCACCCACGCACTTGTGCGCAACTAAGGAGCGGCCATGTTTGGCATTGATACTGGCCCCGGACAACTCACCTACGTTACAAGGCCTGTAACCGGAACGATGAGGCGTTTCGAGACTGAATTTGACGAAGATGAGAAGAAAAACATCAAGCGTCAAGTCGAAATCAAAGACCCTGTCATTATCTTCCTTGCCAGCGGGCAAACGTTGGTGATGTCAGGTGCAGAAGCAGAACGGCGTGGTTTCTTCGAGCAACCAGAGATTATGCAGTTCGAAGCCGTCACAGACCCCAAAACCGCAGCAGGCCGATACAAGTTCGCCATGAAAATGGAAGATCGGCTTGAGGCATTCCGACAACTCGAAGCTGCTGTGATTTCGCGGTGCATTTCGAAACATGGACATCCTTTGCCCCGTGAATGCACCTACAGTGAAACCAGTGTCTACCTGCAATCTACTATTGAAAGGGCAGCGTGATGCTTCTTCGTCCTCCCTTCTTCGACAATGAAATGGGTGATCTGTATGTCGAGGGCATGACGCTTCATGCCAGCCTCGACAGCGACTTCCAAGGTGCTTTCATCCTTGAGGCACCTGTGGCAGCCTCGACAAGTACCCTGCTTGCCGCTACAGCGTTTGTAGACGGACAAGTGCGCGATGTTGATGTGCTTATCGATCCGGTTGGCTTCGGCCGGACTGTGCAGGTTACATCAACTGATGCAGGTGACGCAATCCTGTACGGGGTTGATTACCTAAATCAACGCATGTCGCAGCGAGTGACATGCACCGCGGGTACTGTGCAAACGATCAAAGCCTTCAAGCGCATTGATCGCATTCAAAGCATCGGTGTGACTGGCAACATCAGCCTTGGGCCGGGCGCTGTGTTTGGATTGCCGTTCACGACTGTCGCTATTGTTCGTGAGGTAGTTGATGGAGTGATTAGTACAGTAGGCACACTTGTTGCGCCTGTTACCACGACACCTACCAATCTCACTGGAGACGTTCGAGGCCGTTACACACCGAACGCAACACTTGATGGCGTGAAAGACCTCGTCATCACATTTGCGGCTACGAACCAGCTTTTGGGCGGACTGTACGGTCAGCCTCAAGCGTAACAACTGTTGTAAGGGAACAAGCGGTGGCTTTTCGGTCTCTCCGTGATCTGACGACGGCAGTGCTGAACGAGTTAACGCTTGTTCCCGGCAGCAGTGTACAAACCTACGCAGAACCTCAGATCGTACACGCGATCAACATTGCTTTTGACAGCTTGTTCGGAATGCGCTTTTGGGGGCACTTGACGGTTACAACACAACACGATGTTGACCCCACAACAGGCCTCATTACAGATACTATAACAAATATTGACAGTCAACTCGATATACTATGGATCAGGCATTACCCTTACGAAGAACGCGATGTGCACATTTTCCTTGATGGGAATGAGTGGCATGACAACGACATGGCAGCATATCGTGAGCTTCCTTGGGCTGATCCTGCACGAACAAACAAATTAGTCCAAATCTTCCCCAATAACATCGGTGTTCCTATCCGTATCCGCGCACGGCGAAAGTTGTCTGTGTTTGAGGACCCGGATACGATCATCCCAATGGACAACTTGTTGATGCTGCACTACACAACGATGAACTTGTTGGCGAGTGATGGCATCAATCCAAATGGTCAGCAACAACAAGCATTGCTGTTCAACAAGCGATATGAGGACATCACGACCACGATCGCGGGTAATGTGTCTGAGTATCGTCGAGGAACTTCTGTTAGCACATTCACGGTGGTGTGATGCCTCCTGCAATTCGACAACTTCGGAATGTGCGGCCTGTCAGGATTGATGTGGCTGATGCGACCGTGAAAGATTTCTCACGGGGTTTGTCGTTTGTTGAGACCGAGACATCACTCCCTCCCGGCGCAAGTATCATTGCGACCAACATCATCTTGAATGAAGATAACTCTGCATCGGTACGTCTTGGCTACAAGGAAGTTGCAACATTTGCCGCCGAAATTGTGGATACCACATATTTCGCAGACCATGTGATTGCTTTCTTAACCAATGGAACAATCCAAACCTACAATTACGTTACAAACGTTGTAGCGACTATCTGGAACAACCCAATCGCATCAGCCCTTCCCGGAGCACCATCTGGTTGGAGTGCGATGACCCATGTGGACTTTGTTGAGTTCAAAGGTGAGTTGATTGTTGTCAACGGTGTCGATAAACCGCTGCGCATCCAGCCGACACTGACAGTCACATATCTACAAGACCTTGCAACAGGCACAAACATCAACACACCTATTGCTAAATTCATCACAGCAGGTAGCAGCTTCGTCATCATGGCGGGTGTTACTGGCACAGATGAATTATACATTTCTTCCTTTGGGGCATCTGGTACATGGTTTGGGGACGCTGCGCCGAACGATGCGATCATTTACGATCTTGCTGGAGCTCTTGGACGTGGGCGTTCAGAGTACAAAGGCCTTGCCATCTTCCGTGGGTGGTTGGTTGTATTCTTTGAAAGCTTCTATGTACTTGTCACCCTAGGTAAGTACGACAGTGCCGGGCACCATACACCAGAAGTAGTTGATACATTCGACGCGATCAACCTTATCAACCATAGGGTGATTACACAAGTCAACGAAGAAATGTTATTCGCTGCACAGCAAGGTTTGTACAGCATCAAGAAAGTTCCATTCGGAGGGACTGTGGAAGCGACGAACGTTTCTGTTGGGCTTGGTGAAAACTACACAAACGAGGCTGCGAGGCTGTCCGCCAATCCTCGGCGGTGTTTTCTGCTGCGAGACCCATCAACCAATCGTGTCATCTTGCGACTGACTTGTCTGGTGAACGGTGTTGATACAACGTTTGTAATGAACCAAACCCAAGATGGCAAACGCAAGCGCTGGACTAAGTTCGCTGATTGGGAACCACGCGCTGCATGTGTGACGGAGCGCAAACGGGTTTTCATTGCCAGAGACACAAAGTTATACCTTCAAGGCAAT